TCACATCTCATCCACAGCGATGAGCCCGTGCTCGCGCATCGCCGCCAGCACCTGCGCGATTACCTCGCGCGCCTCGGCATCGATCAACGTGCCGCCCTCCGGATTCCCGATCGCCGCCAGACGTGGGCCGACCAGTTGCTGCCCATCCACGATCAACCGACCATGTACTTCGCCGATCCGCCAGCTTCCGTCGCGGAAAAGCGCCGGAGACTGCGTCTCGCGGTCCCATGCCGACATGCCTTCCTGCGCATCGACGAAACGCCAGCCGCCTGCCGTCCAGCAGGCCAGCGCGTCTGCATGGCCAATCCACGCGCCCGACGGGTCGGTTCCCACGATCCAGCACTGACCGGGCAAGGGATCCGGGGAGGCGTGTCGGGCTGCGCTGCCTCCACCGCCGCCTGGCAGGCGATATCGATGCGCATAAGAGCCTCGTTATGAGACATTTCCTTCTGCGATTGTCCGGCCTGCAGCAGAGGAAGCGCCAGCCGCGCGCTGATAAACTCGCTCATTCCGGTTCTCCCGTATCGGACAAGATGATCGACAGCGGTCGCGACAGGCCCTGGGAACCGATCTGACATATCGTGATCGCGCAACCCGCTCCAAAATCGACCGGATCGAGCATAATCGAGGCTGTTTCGGTTTCAACTGTCCGCGCAGGAGCATCACCGGGAGCGATCGAAACCCGATAGCGCTCCATCTCTTCGCCCAGCGCGGCATCGACGCCATCGATCCACCGCCATCCCAACCGGCTCCGCCGCACCCATTCGATCAACAGCGCGCCATCGCTCTGCATCTGCACGCGTGGATGCACCGGCGACGGCGGCACTACCGATCGCCCGTCGATCGGCGCAGCCACCGTCACGCCCGCACCATCCCCGGCGCCCTGGGCCGTAACTCGCGCCTGCGCCCCGATCGCGCTGCTCGCCAGGTCGATGGTCTTCACCGTTTCCGAATCGATCAGAACGAACGCGTCCCCGGCATTCTGCCCGCCGATCGCATGTTCGGTTCCGCGCCTGCCGCGCCACAGGCCGCGCAAGCGCCAGCGCCCCGCACCCAAAGGTTCGGCACGCGCGAATTGCAGCAGCTCTTCGCCCGCCAGCGCCAGACTGGCGCCATTGTCGAGCGCAGCCGCATCGGCGTCGGAAAGCTGCATGGCCGGATTGGCAAGCGTGACTTCGCAATGGTTAATCGCATCGGCAATCGCCGCGCTCGCCACGCCTGGGGGAACATCGATCGTTCCCAGCACACCGGGCGGCGCCGTAGCGCCCGCTTCGCTCCAATGCGCCCCGTCATCGATGCTCAGCATCAACCCCGCGCTGCGCCACCCTGCGCCGGTTCCCGCTGCGACTGCCGCCAGACGCGGAACCACAGCCAGCCGATCCTCCAGCAACGGCAATTCGAACGCCGCCAGCACCGTATCTCCGATCTGCAGATCGGGCGAAGACAGGACGCGCCCCCCGCCGGCAGGCAGCGGCGCCGCCGCGATCCGCAGCAGTTCCAGCCGCAACACCATCGCTTCGAGCGACCATCGGTCGATCCGCCATTGTCCCGGCGTCCCCGCGATCGTCACCCGTCCGCCCGGAAACAGTGTCAGCGCATGCCATCCGAGCGTCAGCGTCCGCCGTTCGCGCTCGCGATCGATGCGTGCCAACGCCGCCTGCGCGATGGTCCGCGCCGCACCCGGCGCAATCGCCGCCGGCAGTTCCAGCCGCGCCTCGCGCGTCCCGGCCCCCGGCCTGCTCGCACGCTGGACGCCCGCCTGATAATCACGCGCCGGGTCATAATGTGTCAGCGACACCATCCGCGCCGCACTGTCGGCGGCGGCGATGGCGCGATTCGCCGTTCCCATCCGCCCCTGCGCATCGCGGACACCTTCATCGGGCAATTCGATCGTCTCGCCGATGCCATGTACCAGCGTCACGCCCGCTTCGCCGGGCACGAACCACCCATTCGCCGCACCCGCGAGCGTTTCGGCAACCGCGCGGACGCTCCCTCCCTGTACCGAAAAACCATCGAGCGACACCGACCCCGCTTCGCTCGCCAGCGCCCCGTCGGCCACACAAGCGGCGATATCGCCTGCCGCCACGGCACCGGGGTCGGCAATCACTTCGAACGTCATCGACGGAATGCGATTGCCATATTCGGCGAGTTCCAGATCCTCGAACACGGCATAGGCAATGCCGCGATGCGCCGGAGCCAGTCCCACGCCTTCGGCAGCCGCAATCAACGGATCGACCGCCTGATCCTCATCGCCGCGATGCAGGCGAAATCCGGTCCGTGCCTTGAAGTCGCCCGCCGTCCCGCGCAACAGCTTGCCATCCGCCCAGATGCGCCGCACCGACAAGATCGGGCGACCCGACAATGCCACAGCCAGCGACACAGTATAGCTGTAGTTGGTCGTCGACGGCCGGCCCTTGCCGCCGCTGGTGCTGCGATGTTCGACCAGGTCGGTCGCCCAGACCACCGATCCGGCAACGCGCATCGTTCCGAACAATTTCGGAATTTGCGTGCCGTAAGACGATGTCTGCACCGCCAGTTCGGTGAGCCGCGGCCCTTCGCGTCCCGCGGGCTTGAACAGCACTTCGCGATCGATCACGCCGCCGATTGCGGCACCGATTGATCCGCCCAGCGGCCCGCCGATCGCCGTCCCCGCCACTGTCAGCACCAGCGTCGCCATGGCTTTCTCCTTGTTCGCTCAGCATGCGCGCATTCGCCAGGCGCCGATCACGCGCCACGGTATCGGCCCCGGTCGCGCCACCACCCGGCGCAGCATCGCATCGGCATGGATCACGCCATCGGCGTCGCGGATCGCAAAGTGCAATTGCCCCGGCCCCGGCTGACACAGCAGCAGGTCGCCCGCCCGCGCCTCCGATGCACGCATCAGCCCCAACGCATCGAGCCGCGCCGAAACCAGCGCCGCATCGCCGCTGCGCAGCGCGTATCCGCTGGGCACTTCGCCTGCATATCCTTCCGCGCGCAGCGCCAGTGCCGCCAGCCCGCCACAGTCCAGCCCCTCCGCCGGATCGCGCCCGTGCAGGCGAAAATGGACACCCACTGCATTTCGCGCGGCAGCGACCGCCGCCGCCTCGCCGCTCATCCGCCCGGATAGCGCGTCAACAGGTCGTTCCCCGGCAGATAGGGCTCGCCCCGGAAATTGACTGCATTGCCGAACCGCCCCGCACAGACCGCGAGCGATTTCGCGCACCCCTCGATCAGCTCGACCTGCGCATCTTCGCCGGCAAAACGCGGCGGCGAGCGCAGCGTGATCGTCGCGCCGTCGGAAACGGCAATCGCATCCTCCAACCCGCTATTGCCGCCGCTCAACCAGCGCAGCCTGCCGCCGCCATAGGCATTGCTGCTCGGCTCGACGCCATCCATGGCCAGCGTTTCGTCGCTGACGGACAGCACGCGCGCATAGCGCCGCCGCCCCGCCATCGGAACGCGGCAGCGCCGGTCGCCCAGTTCGGCGCGGCACTCGGGCGAAGTCTCCTCGACCACCGGCCGTTCGAGCGCCGTCGACCAGCCGCGCAACTCCGCGGTCAGCGTTCCGTCCCGCGTTTCGACTGCGCCGACAAATCCGCTACCCAGCGCGATTATATCGTCCGGCGCGGTCCAGCCGCACGCGAACAGCGACACCCGCGCCCCGTCCCATCGCCCGGCAAGCAGATCAACCTCGCTGATCGCCGCACCGGTCAACGCGCCGCCGACATCCATCGTATCCGCATCCAGACCCGCCGAGCGTTCGACTGCCGACGGCGTCATTCCCGGCGCCGCGCGATATACAAGCCCGTCGATTTCCAGATCGCGATCATGCGCTGTCAGTCCGACCGTCACGCCATCGCGCCGGTCGACACGCCAGCACAAAGTGACGCTCGTCTCTGTAATCGCGCATCGCGCCATGAAGCGCCGTCTGTTCCGCCGCGCTCGCCGGTGCGCGCAACACACAGCACGCCGCATATTGGCGGCCGTCGAAATTCTGCGCAGTGCCGGCATTGTTGAGCGCGAGCAGGTAAAGCGACGACGCGGCATGCGCCGTCCCCGCCCGCGTCGCGCTGCCCACCTGCACGCCATCGCGCCAGCCGGTGACCAGGGCCGCGGTTTCCCGCTGCGCCACGGTCAACCCGGTCGAGTCCGCGACCGCGCCGAAATTGTCGAGCGAATAGTCATCGACGGCGATGCGGCCCCGGATCTCGTTGGCGACCTGCGATCGCGGCGACAGCGAGAAATTCTGGTTCCCCGACACTGCGATCGTCACCGCATGGGTGCGGCACCACAGCCCCAGCCCCGCCGTGATCGGCAGAGCGGCCGCTACCGGGTCATACCCGGTCGCCAGATAGCTGGTGGTGCCATCGCTGGCATAGCCGCGATCGATCGTGAACAGCGGCGCGTTGACCGCCGCCAGATTATACCGATCGGCAATCCAGTTGCGCCGCGCCGCCTGCGCGTCATGCGCCGCCAGCACCCACAGGCAATCAAGCTTCGCCCAGATCGCGGCGCGGCACAGCGCGTCGATCAGCCGGTCGATCGCCGCCACCCGCGCCGCGTCGGGCGGCACCGTCATCCGCGCGATCAGCGCATCGGTCTCTGGCCGCCTGCGCGCACCCCGCACGCTCCCCGGCAGCGCGAGCGACATGGATAGCGCGACCATATCAATACAGCGCCAGCAGGTCGGCCGCGCTCGTGCCGGTGGCGCGGACATATTGCGCGCGAAATGGCAGGATGCTGCCCGCCGCGACATTCTTCCACACGCTGTCCGCGCTCGCATTGACGCCGCGCATCGTGACGTTACCCGCGGTGCCGACATACAGCGCCTTGGGAATATCGCTCAGCGCATTGGCATCATGCGGCACGACCGCCACCGCGCGCGTCGCCGGCGCAATCACATGATCGGCATGGTTCGAAAAAGCGTCCGCCATCTCGTTCTCCGTTGCTTGCAAGGAAGGAAACAGGGGCGGCGACGCACCCACCACACGCCGCCGCCCGCGCCGCGGTCAGGCCGCGGCGAACTTCATCAGCTTGATCGCTTCCGAATTGCTCACCATCCCGCCGACACGCTTGGTCGCGTAGAAATGGACGAACGGCTTGTTCGAATAGGGATCGCGGAGAATCTGCGTCTCGCCCCGTTCGGCGATCAGATAGCCCGCCTTGAAATTGCCGAACGCGATCGACAGCGCATTGGCGGCGATATCGGGCATGTCCTCGGCCTCGACCACCGGATAGCCGAGCAAAGTCGCCGGCTGGCCTGCGGCGATACCCGCCTGCCACAGAAACGCGCCGTCGCTCGTCTTGAACTTGCGGATCCGCGCCAGCGTCGCCGAATTCATCACCCAGCTCGCGCCCTGACGATAGGGCGGGCGCAGGCTCTGGACCAGGTCGATCAGCTTCTCCTCGGGATTGGCGGCAAATCCGCCCGCCGCCCCGCTCGCCAGAAGCTGGATCGTGCCGAACGGACGCGTCGCATCGCTCGCGCTCGACGTAGCCGCCTGAAGAAAGCCCATGGGCTTGTTGGTGCCATTGCCATTGACGAACGCGGCGCCCTCGGCCTTGGCAAATTCCATCGCGATTTCGTTCGCCAGCCACGCTTCGACATCGAATGCCGCATCGTCGAGCATCGTCTGGCTCGCCGCCGGATTGGCATAAAGCTCGCCCATCGGCGGAGTGATTTCGTTGAACACCGGCGTGTCGGTTTCGTCGCGGGCGCCGGTCTCGCTGGCCCAGCCCGACGGCGTGCCGCCGCTCGTCACCAGCTTGCGATAGCCGTTCGATCCGACCGTCACGACATTGGCGATCGCACGGATCGGCGAAATGCTTTTCAGCGTCGCATCGATCTGCGCATCGATTTCCTGCGGCACCGCCAGCCCGCCGCTGCCATCGCTCGCCCCGGTGAACGCCTTGGCCTCCAGCGCGCCGCCGCCCGACCGCAAGAAGCTCTCGAACATCGCGCCACCACTCGGCGCCGCGCCAGCCAGCATCGGCCGCGCGCTCGGCACGCCCGCCATATCGACTGCGCCAAAGCTCGCGCGCAGATCATTCGCCTTCGTCTCGATCATGAAAATCTCCCACACAAAAGATCCTCCCCCGCCAGGGGAAGGGGGACCGCTCGCCACGGGCGAGTGGTGGAGGGGGCGGCTAACGACCGCTCCCGATACGCATTTCCCGAAATGTCAGCCGCGGACCGGCTCGACCGCATGTACCCGCGCCAGCCGCTGCATCGGCGAGGCGACCAGACTCACTTCGACCAGCGCGACCTGCAGCAATTCGCGCCCGCGCGGTCCGCGTCGGCTCTCGCGCACGCGATATCCGAACGACAGGCCGGTCACGCCGCCGTCGCGGACAAGCCGCGCGAGCATCGGCGCCTCGACGCGCCCGATTACGCGCAGACCCTTGTCATCCTCTTCGATCCATTCGACCGCGCCCACCGGATCGCCGCCATGCTGCCACAGCAACGGCACGGCACCCGGCACGCGAAACGCCCCCCGCCGCAGCACATCGCCGCCGCGATCAACCACATCGAACACCGCCGCATAGCCTGCGAAACGGACGCTCACTTGACCCAGCCCGAAAAGCCCAGCTTCACCGCCAGCCCGACCAGCAATCCGGCAAGCGCCAGATGCGCCAGCCATCCGATCACGGCGCGCACCGCCGATTTCTTGGCATCACGCCACGCACCCAGCAGCTCGCGCAGCTCGGCCATATCCTTGGGCGCCGCACCATCATCCAGCCCCAGCTTGGCCAGCGCCCGCCGCGCACCCAGTTCGCCCGCTTCCTCGACGATCGCACGCAGCGTCGTCAGATCGGCACCCGCCTCCTCGCCCTGACGCAGCAATTGCGCCAGCACCGCAGAATCGCTCATGATTTTCTCCCTTGCTTGGGGTTCGGCGCCGGCCCGCTCCCCCACCCGGCCTCCCACAAGATGCTGCCGATGGGAGGTCGGGTGGGGGAGCGGGCCGGTGCCGCCATCCGCGTGAGCGGATCAAAAAACGGAGCTTTCAGCCCAAACCCACCATCCCGCGCTTCTCGTCATCGCTCAGGAAATCGGCGCCGCTCACCTGCGCCCACAACCGCTCGCGATCCTCGGACAGCGCCGTCACCCGATCGAGATCGACCGCCAGCCCGGCATCGTCGAACCACCCCGCCAATCCCTGCGACACGCCACCCAAAATCTTCTCGGCCAGCGGCAAAATCGCCAGCCGCCACAGCGCCCGGTTGGCCTCGCGATAATTGGCGTAGCTGCTGTCACCCGGCAGCCCCAGCAGCATCGGCGGCACGCCGAACGCCAGCGCAATGTCGCGCGCCGCCGCCGCCTTGAGGCCCACAAAATCCATGTCGGCGGGCGACAGGCTCAGCGCCTGCCATTTCAGCCCGCCTTCCAGCAGCATCGGTCGCCCGGCATTGGCCGCGCCGGCAAAGCCCGAATCCATCTCCGCCTTCAGCCGGTCGAACTGATCGGGCGACAGCACGCTGCCATCGCCGGGTTCATAGACCAGCGCCCCGGATGGCCGCGCGGCATTGTCCAGCAGCCCCTTGTTCCATTGCGACGCCGCATTGTGAATCGCCACTGCGCCCGCCGCCGCGCCCAGGCACCCCAGCCCATAATGATCGTCGACCGGGTTGAACGCCTTGATATGGACGATCTGCGGCCGCCCGCCCGGATCCTCCGCCGCCAGCCGCGCGACATGCTCGCCGACGCGATAGCGATAAATTGCCGGCCAGCCGCTCGCATCGGGCTCGACCGTCACGCGCTCGGGGCGCAGCGCATATAGCTCGCACAGCTGCCCCTCGGCATCCGTCAGCAATTGCACATAGGCGTTGCCGTGCAACAGCAATTGCGCCGCCAGCGTTTCGGTCAGCGCCTGCCCGCCCGATCGCGCGCCGACCAAAGCCGCGACTGCCGGATCGGCGGCACGGATCGGCGCCCCGCCCACCCCTTCGGCGACCAGCTTCACCGCGCGCTGCGCCACCGGATTGGCGCAATATCCCTCGCGCACCTGCGCCTCGTACGATCGCGGCCAATCCCCCGCGACGACCATGCGCGCACCACGCGAAAGCGCCGGCCGGTCGCCCGACCGCCGCCGCCTGAACCAGTTTTTCAT